CGCCCGCGCTGTTGCTGATAGTGCCGTCCACCGCCTGCAGCGTGGTGGAGGCCATGCCCTGCCCGTAGTACGTCCCCAAGAATCGTCGGTAATCGGTGGGGCTCGGGGAGGCAGGAAGGCCGGTCACGGTGATCTGTTCAGACCCGGCCGTTGCCCCTCCCGTGAAGCTGTCCGTCGTGCATTGGAAGGTCAGGGTATCCGGCTCAAGGTACTCCTGAAGGTAGCCATTGCCGGCCTTGGCCGTGACGACGGCGATTCCGTTTCCAGTCGGGGTTATGCCGATGACGGCGGTCTGCGCTCCAATCGACGGCGCCGAGGCGTTGACGCTGTCGCTGGAGTTGTTCATCTGCGTTATCAGATAGCCGACAGCCTGGGGAACGGTGGTGATCGAAGCGAGGTTGCTGGCCGACGCATCCTTGTTGGCGACATCCACTATCATCTGCTGGGCGACGTTCGCCTGCGATTGGAGTAGGCCGCTGATGGCCGTCTGCACCGCCCCATTGCCCTGCGTGTCGCCGTACAGCCCGGGGATTTGCGAGGCGATTTCGTACTGCCCGGGCCCGCCGCTTACCGCCAGCTGGACCTGCAGGTTGGCGTTGCGGGTTATCATGCTGGCCGACGACGTAACGGGCGTGGTGGCCGTGCCGCCGGACAGGGAGTTCTGATCGTTCATCGCGCCGATCATCAGCCCCAATTTTCTATAAATTCCTCCCGGCGAGGTAGTTAATTCTATCGTAATGGCGCACCTCCTCTTATGGCTGCTCCAGAAGCAACCAAAAGCATGCCTAAAGGAGGTGTCCTGGGTCAAACCGGGCGTCTGATGTGGATTGCGCCGCAGCCGAAATTTCCACCCCGGTAGCGCGGTGTACGCCCGTCAGCTTGCACGGCAGCGCGGCAGCTGGGACGATGGCGGGGTCGCCCCTAACCCTGGAGGCTGCCATGTCCCGCTACACCGCTGTCGTGCTCGCCCTGTGCGTCGGGTTCGTGCTCGGGTCGTTCGCAGGCTGCGGCCAGGGCGAGCGACCGGCCGTGCAGGTGCAGGCGCAGGCGCAGGCGCCGGGGGCGGGCAAGGGGTGGGAGCATCGGTTCTTTGAGTTTCCGGCTGCTGCCATCAAACCCGGAGATCCGCAAGTGGTCATCGGCCTAGAGGCTTTCAATGGCTCCGGCTCACTGAAAGAAATCAATGCGAACAGTTGGGAGTATTCGGGCTTTACTATGCCGGGATTCGGCACTGGTCCTGTTGCTCTTTTCAAGCGACCCAAGCGCTAGTATACCCCCGTCTTGCTCGTGCTGGCGTTGATGTTGTAGACGTTCTGCCTGGCTGGCATTGTGGTGAACGGCGGCGAGCCCCCCTGAATTTGCGTGGGGTCATGCGGCTTGAGACACGCGAAAGTGTAAATGCCGCTGATTCGATAGATGGGCGTTACCCCGTCCGCCCCCGGAAGAATCATCATTGGGGACACCCTGCGAAACAGGTAAACCTCGTTTGATGGGTTCGGTGGGATCGGCGGTGGGATCGGCGGCATTAGCTTGAATCGCATGATTGACCAGGCCACATCGACCCGACCGGACTGACATTTCAGCTTCGCAATTCGGCAAGGCGTCCCATCTACCGCGGCCGGCACCAACTGCACCAGGCCGGCGTCGTCGTAGTAATCCGTAGTGTATTCGTAAACCACATCCGGCGCGGCAGCCTCTGCCTGAGAGATGAGGTTCTGAAGCAACGCAGGGTCAACGCCCGGTATGTTCGGCAGCTGGATCGGCTGACCATTGAAGAGAGCTTGGGCCACTGGATTACCCTCCCAGGTTGGGGTTGCGAATCTGTCCCGGCGGCAGCGGCCCACGCGGCGGGAACGGCGCGAAGGGCGCCTCTTGAGGGAAACTCGGCAACTGCGGCATGACGATAGGCGTGGCAATCCCGCGCCCGCCCGGCGGCTGCATGACAATCTGATCGTTCGGCGAGCCTCCCAACACGGTTGGCGTCGGCTGCATGACGCCAGGAACCGCGTCGGAAGCGGCCAGAATCTCGCCGATGTCGGGAACAAACTGAATTGCGTTTCCGGCCGCTGCTCCCTGAAGTTGGGCAACTATCTGTCGCACCTGCGATGCAAGGCCACCAATGAAACGGGCCGTTAGCAGCACTTGTGTGTCAGACCCGTAATCCGTCTCAGTTGCTTCTACACACATGCCAAGGTTTTGCCCGACCGTCTGAGGAAGCCCGAAAGGTCCTGGGGCGTTGGCAGGCACAAGGTTGCGACCCAGGCGAGCTTGCAAGACTAGCTGCGCGACAGCCCGAAGCGTGTCCTTGCTTGTTCCCGGCGCGCCGTTTACCGTGATGACGATTTCCGTGCTGCGCAGAGCAATGATTGCGGCTGCCCCCGCAATAACCTGTCTCGCTGCATCGGAAGCTGGCCCTCCAGCTAGCTGAGCGACAGCAGCAGCAGGACGGATAACAGCAAGCGCCGCAGCTGCCGCAACACCAACACCAGAGCCGGTAGCCGTTACTGGCCCGCGACCTCCCGCGGCCGCCTGTGATTGCGCCGCCGCCCGGTAGCGATTGAAGCTATCCGTCACACCCCCGAAACCCATGTATGCAACCAGGTCCGGCATCTTGGCGGACGACGTGTGCTTCGTGTCGATGCTGGTGATGCCAAGCCGCGTCAGGACGTAGGGAAGTTGCACATCGTCAACGACGTAGTCAAGCTCGGTGCCGTCCTCATTGTTGGTCGCCCGCACTTTGCGTTTCCAGTTGGGGACGGGGTACGGCAAGATCGAAAATCGGTAATCGTCAGGCACCGTGTTGGCGGCCATCCAGTCGCGGCGGAACTTCGCGCGGCCCGTGGTCGTGCGGTGGGTGTAAAGGTTCTCGTCCGTGTTTTCCGTCGTCACCCACTCGTTGCTCAAAAGAAACGGCACCTTGCCCGTGAGCGTCCCCTGGATGTACTCAAAAGTTTCGTTCAGCTTCACGTTGATGATGTATCGCACCTCCCACGTCCCGCCGTCGCTGCCGGTGATCTGCGACACCTCACAGTCGATGGGGGTAGGTCCAAGCTCGCAATCGGTGTTGACCGGGGCCAGCCGGCCAAATGGCACTTGCAAAATGATGTCCTGCCCAAGCTGGATAGTAAGTTGCTTGCGGGGCTGGAGCAGGAAGTGTCGCAGCGAAGCGTCGATCTCGGCTGGAGTCTTGCCGTCCACCTGTAGGAGCCGTGCGAGGTTCAGAAAGTAACTGTTGCGAGTCTTGTTCAGCACCGCATCGACGTAGATCGTGTAATCGGTATAGCAGTATTGGTTGCTTGTCGAATAGACCACTTTCCTATCGTGCGTGCTGTGGTTTATGTCGAGCACGACCTTACCGGCCTGCGGCGCCGCGCCTTGAGGAACCGCCTCCATGATGGCTGTCGCCGCGGCGATGTCCTGAGCCAATTGCACGGCCTGATTGACCAGCCCGACCACACCCACGGCCTGCGGCGGCGTGAACATGAAAGGGTTGAAGTTGATGGTGCCCCGATCTGGGGTGTCCTGGTACGTCAGCGTGTAAACGGTCGCGGGGTTCGGCATCGTCTCACCCTCTCAGGCTCGGTAGTTTGATCGGCTGCGCTCCCTTGCCCAGCGCCGCAAGGATCAGCTTGAGCAGCTTGAGCAGCTTGACCACGTCGGCCATGCTGCCGCCACCCACGCCGGAGGTTGACCCGCCGCCAGAGGAACCGCCCGTTGGAGCGCCACCCCCCCCACCACCCGGCAGCGGCGTTGCCTGTGCCGGCGCCTGGCGCGTCGGCAGTGGGGCTGGCGACTCTTGGGCCGTCGCTTTCGCCGCTGGGGCCTCCGGGCTCTTCACAGGCGGCAGGGCTTCCGGCGCTGCCGGCTTGGGCGGCTCTGCTTCCGGCGGCTTCGCCTGCAATATCTTCGGCTGCTCTGGCTCCGGGGTTGGTGCCGGCGCCGGCTGGCGTATCTCCCCTGGACTGGCCGGCAGGGGCTTGGGTTCGGACCTCTCGGGCGCCGGCGAGGCTGCTGGGGCTACCTGCGTCTTGCGCGCGGCGCCGGGGCTCTTGGGTAGCTCGTTCGACTTCTGCACCGAAGCCTTGTCAGCCTCCACCAGGGATTGCTTGCTTTGTGGCCTTGCCGCCACAGTGCTTGACGGCAATGCCGGTGGTGTCGCTGGCGGCTTTGGAGAGTCAGGCCGGGCGTCCATCGTTGTGACCGGCTTCTGCGAGGGGCTGGCGTTGTCGGCGTCCTGCTTGGCGATGATCGCCCTGGCTTCTTCGCGGGTGTAGCCCTTGTCGAGCACCAGGCGCTTTTCCCGGTTCTCGGCCGCCGCAGCCTTGATGTTCTCACGCTTCGCCAGCTGGCTCGGGCTGGCCGGCAATCCCGCGGCACGTGCAGGCGCCTTCTCGCCGGCCATCATGCGGCGCTGCTTCTCGCCGCGGGCCTTCACGTTCGCCGCCAGCTTGGCCGCTGCCGCTCTAGCTTTCTTACGGTCCATCGGGCACCTCCGCGTTCAGGCGCGCCATCCGCTCAGCGTCCGCCCTGGCTATCGCCGTCCGATACTCGAGCTCGTCCACCTGCTCTGCCAGCGGCGCGTCGGCGTCAACCCACTCCCGGCCCAATCTGTCGTGGCTGGCCGCGGCACAGAGTGCCCTGAGCATATCGCAGGCGCGCTGCCGGCGCACACGCGGCAGCTGTGTCCATAGCTCGAATTGGGTATCGGGGTGAAGTGTCAGGACGTGGGCGCCGTAGACGGCGGCGAGGTCGGCTCGGTAGCGGCTATCAGATTTTTTTTTTCGTACCAGGCGTTGAACTCGTCCAGCACGTCCAGCGCGTGGTCGTCGGAGCTTTGGCCCGTCAGCGGATCGAACGGCACCAGGCCGAACGCCGGGCGCGCTGCCGCAACCAGGGTGTCCTGCGCCTGCCAGGATTCATCGCTGTCCTCGCCCCTGGCCTTCTCCATCACCTCGTGCAGCTTGCCGCCGGCGCCAAGCCAGAGACGACGCAGGACCGCGGTCGGGTCAGCGTAAATTGGCTGGCCGTCGCCGCGGTCGAACGGGCCGAAGATTTTGCTTGGGTCGGGCATGGGTTAGGAGAGCATTCCGACGTTGAGGGCCGACAAGTTGAAATCGTAGATCGTCGTGCCACCGGCGCCGCCCCTGACCAGCACGGGGCGGTGAAGCCAGGCGATATGGACTTCGCCGGGCTGGCTACCGGTCTTGCGAACAATGTCGCCGTCCACCCGGCTGGCGATATAGCGGCGGCCAACCGGCATCCCGTTGGCGATCATGGGCGCGTTGGCGCCGGGTCCCGCACCTCCGCGCGAGTACCAGAGGTAGAGCGGATAGGCGAGACCCTCCGCGATCATCATGGCGCCAATGTCACCGGGCAGCGTCACTCCCGGCTGGCTGGTGCCGCGATTAGGGAAGCTCTCGATGCGGCGTAGCACCGTCTCGTCGAAGCGCGTGAAGTCCACCGTCGTGACGGCGCCGCGGCTGGCGAACACGTCGTCAAGGGGTTCCTCGCCGGTCAGGTCATTGATGACGGGTCGATAGTGTGGGCGCAGCGCGACGGTCGGACCCATGCGGCCGGTGCCGACGTAATAGATCGGGTTAGTCCCGATCAGAACGAACACCGGACCCGTACATGTCTGACTCGCTGGCATACCTCACCCCTCAATCGTTCTGGCAGGTTTGGGCGCCGCGCCGGCCAAAGAGTCTGCGGCAAATTAATACATTGGTGACCGGGTTGAACTGGCTCGCCACCGGGTCAATCGCAACCCCCGACGTGCTGCCCGCGTCAGCCGTCACGTCCAGCGCGAAGATCCGTTGCCCGTTCGCCAGTTCCGCAAGCTCGACTTCGGCACGCCCGTAGAATGCCGGCGGCTCCATGTCGGCCAGCGCGTTGGGCCGGCGGTCGTACAGGTAGCAGACCGTCAGTTCGGTAACGATGCGATAAAGATACCCCAGACTATTCCCCGAAAGCACATTGGCCAGGTCGGACGGTGCATAGATGTTTCCCCGCACACAAGCCGACTCCAGCCTCCCCGACGCATCGGTCAGGGCCGCGTTCAGGTTGGCGTAGTAGGGGGTGCTGGTGTTGGTCAGCGCCGAGATAATGTTGGCGGTCGGTATTGGCGTCGTCGCATTGGCCGGGGCGAGGCCCGCAACGGTGCCGTCGTCGCTACAGAGCTTGGCCACCGTCCGCACGTCACAGCGGAGGAGGAACTGCGCGATAGGCAAATATGGGGTAGGGTTTGAGATGGATACCGACACGGTTTCTCCTCCGCCGGAAAGCGTGCCGGCTATCCGGGGGACGCTCCGACTATCGCCGCTTGCTCCGCTCCCGGCGTGGCTGCTTACGCTGTTTGCGGGATCGGGATCTCGAGACCCTTCAGCGTGATATTGAAAAGCGCGGTCGAAGTTGTGACCGAATAGCAGATCGACATGGCCGAACCGGGCCCGTAGATCGTCAGGCCGTCGAAGTAGTGCTTGTGCGGCCCGCCGCTGTTGGTCGGGTCGGCGGCGCCCAGGTTGATGGCCGTGGCCTCGTTGATCGTCGGGGCCGCGGTGAAGGTGTTCGTCGTCGGGCTCCACAGCATGTTGCTCTTGACGTTCGGGCCGCTGCCGCGGAAGGCGCCCACGGGGGTAGCAAGCGTGGCTGTCAGAATCGGGCCGCCCGTGGCCGGGGCGCCGGCGACGTTCAGCGTGTCGCCGATGACAACAGAGCCGATGACCGTGGTGCCCGAGATGAAGCCGATGGTGAGGGAGAGCGGGATGAACAGATATTGGCTGCCCATCGGGTTGATGACGGTCGGGTGCCCGCCGGTCGTGGCGGCGAGCAAGAGAGCCTGGCTGGCGACGGTGTAATTGAACGTCTTGCCGCGCAGGCACTGCTCAAAGTGCTTGCCGGACATCTCGCCGGTAATGATTTCGCCCTGGTTGCCGCCGCGGGCGCGCGTCACCGTGTTGTCCGGCGCCCTCGAAGGGCCGACCTCAAGCTCAAATACGTTTGCCACAAATCACCTCGCCTTTTCGATTAGGTCGTCCCGGTCAATCCCAAGCTGCAATTCCAAGCCGATTCGGATGGCCCGCAACTCCAGCAGCATTTGCTCGAATACGCTGTTGTCGGCGTCGTCGCTGACCGGCACGCGACCATCTTCCAGAGTCGGCAGCGCCAGGTTGCCGTGTGTGTCCTTGTAGGCCATTTTCTACTTGACCTATCCCTTTATTGACAGTTTGTTATATCGTAACCAGCACGCGAGGCCGAAAGGACTTCCTTGAATTGATCCAGAACTCTTCCATCCACCCTTTTCGCCCACTGATCTGTACGCTCTTCGACGGCCATTTCGTACTTGTAGTAGTAAATTTGTAGAGTACTGAAACTCGGTGCGCCCTCGACCCCATCCAGGCCACCCTGTCGGCTGATGAGCACCGCGTTGGTCGCGCCCTTGATATAGTTACGGTTCGTGGTACTGGTGGTGCCGGCGCTGCTGCCGCCGTAGGGACGGTCGGTCACGCGGCTGGCGTCCTCGACCACGACCTCGACCCCACCGTAGTAATCGGGGAAGCCGTACTGCTGGTTCTTGCCGCGCTCCTTGCCTTCCTGCTGCATCTTGGCGAACGGGCTGCCCTTGAGGTAATCCGTGATTTCTCCGGAGTTGGCCGCGTTCATGGCCAGCATGGGGCTGATGACGAGCTTCAGGTCCTCTGGCTGAACCACGCTGTTCGTCGCCAGGTTGATCGCCTGAACGGCCGCGGTGACAGACCGCTTGATGGCGAGATAGTAGGGACTGCCCTCGGTGGCGCTGGCCGTGGTCCACTTGCCCTTGCCGCCATTCAGCACGTTGGCATCGGCGGTGTTGTTGCCCCAGTTGGTCGCGTTGTCGAGCAGCGTCCACACGCGGGCCGTTTTGTTCGTCATGGCCTCCATCAGCGCGACCTGACGGTAGACCGGCAGCACGGGGAAGAGGTTGGCAGTGTCCGCGGCCTGCTCGCCGATCCGGTACGGATAGGCCCGCCGGAACATGCGGACTTCCGTCGTGGTGAAGTTCACCATCATCCCGCTGCCTTCCGGGGGATCGTCGCCATCTTCCCAGGCGTACTCCTGGTCGGTGACGACTCGCACCGGCGCGTCGGGGTCGATGGTGGTGAAGAGGCAGACAGGCCAGCCGTCGCCACCCGTGCGAGTGGACTTGACCAGCTGGGCGTAATCGAAAAGCTTGAACTTGCCTGGCTTCCGGAGGAACCCAATCACCTGGCCAGTTGCCTGGGGGATAAAGAGGTTCGTCGCGCTCGGAAAAACTGGCGTGGTCATGGATCGCCTCGACGGATGAAATTACCCGTTGTCGGCGGCCCCAAACGACCGCGTATGTTCCGGTGGCTCGCGGGGAAGCTACCCCCCACTTGCCTCTCAAATGTTTACGATTGCGGCCCGAACATCGGCTTGACCGAAATCACCTGATTGGCAACCCCGGCCATCATTGCCTGTGCGCCGATGAACTGGCCCGCCGTCGTGGTGGTGATGCCGTGCCCGTTGGCATCGCTGGTGAGCAGGTCGCCTGCGGCAACCGTGCCGCCCAGCATAAGGGGCGCTTCCAGGTCGCGCCCGGCCTGGTACAGCCGAAAGTTCTCGCCGGCAATCGCAATGTTGCCGTCGTTCAAGCCGGCGTAGGGCGGGTAGCGCGTGCCGATGCCGCTGATGCCGGCAATCGGCGTGCTGTTGCCGGTCGCCAGTAGGTACTGTGCGTCCGTCGTGGTCGCGCGAACTACGAAGGCCGATGGGGTTATGTTGCCAGCCGCGGTGCCAGTCATGATTGAACCCTCTCAGACTTTCTGGGACTTAATAAGTCCTTGAAACCTCTCACGGAACCGATGCCGGCGCGGTCAGCACGCCCGTCATCTCCGGGCCACTTACCAGCACAACCGTTGCCCCCGGCTTGCTCGCCGCGTAGAACACAGCCTCTTCGTGGCTCGTGAATCCCCGCCGCTGCTTGTCGCCATACCGCACCGCCCATTCGTCGCTCGGGTGTGCAGGACGGCCTGCGGGTCGCGGCCTGCTCTCCATCGTCGGCGTTGGCTGTAGGACTGGCGCGTTCTCCGCGTCCACGAAGGCATCGGCAAACCGCCAGACCATGCGAGCGATGTCCGTCCGCTCCAGCTCCGTGCCGAAGCCGCCGGTGCGGCTCACGAAGGCGCCCAGGATGGCCAGCGCAGCCTGGCGGCGAAACTGTTCCTTCGCCTCTTCCTTGCTCTGCGATTTCTTTTCGTCGGCCATTGTGCCCTCGTTAGTACGCCCCGTAATAGCCCGTTACCATGATGCTGTCAGCGGCGGTGGCGTTCGCGTCGTAGCAAATCAGTGGGTCGCCATAGTGGAGCCCGTTGAACAGCCCCGTCAGCACATCGGTGTAGGTGTCCACGGCGCTGACCTTGGTTGCGAACTGCCAGCCGGCCAGGCCCGTCGCGGGGTCAAGCAGAGTGCCGGCAAGCACGCCGAAGTAGAACAGGGGAGCACCCGCCGGAATGGCCCCGCCCGTGCGGTTGGGGGTGCCCGTGGTCAGCGTCAAGCTGCTGTTGAACGTACCCGACGCAATGGTGTCATACTGCCAGGTGCCATCGGCAAGCTGATAGCACACGGCGAGGTTGGTGCCGCTGATCGCGGCATCGGCCACCAGGCCGGGGGCCACTGAGCCAGGCGTCGGATACTTGTAGTTGGTGCTGTAGACGCCGGGGTCGTCGTAGAGCCCGGTGCTGCTGGCGCCCGACCCGTTGGGGATGGCCGTGGTATTCTTGGCCAGGCCCGCGGGGAAATAGGTCCAGTTGAGGGGCCGCAGAATTGTGACCGTGTGGCTAGTGGCGCTGGCGTTGACGATGATCGAGGTAATGTGCGGCACGCCGAACTGCGGCGACTGCAGCCAGTTGGCTTTCGTCTGCACCACGGCGATCGTCAGCGGCACGTTGGTCTGGTTGGCGTTGTAGAGGTAAGGCGCCCCGCCGATGGGTCCGGCGAACGGCGGGATGAGCATGGTCGCGGCCGTTGTGCCGCTGGCGAGAGATGCCTGGCTGAACGTGCCAAGGACCGGAATACCGACGTTGAAAGGCATCGCACACCTCAGTCGAAAGGGGCCACTCGGTCGGCGGCCCCAAACGGCCACGGTATGCGTAGGTTTGGCTACGCTCCCTCATCGGGTAGCTACTCCCGATTGAGGCTAAATCTGCGGCCGCCGACTCGGGCGGCCCCTCGATCACTGTCCGTTCATCACCTGCTTGGCCGCCTCTTCCATCGTCACGCCCGTGCTGCGATGGATTTCGAGGGCCTTGTCCAGCTTGTTCTGATCGAAGCGAGGCTGTCCGCCGATGGGAGCCGGTCCCGTGTCGAAGAAGCGGTTGCCGATGGGAGCCTTGTGCCGATACTGCTTGATGCCTTCGAGGTAGGCATCCTGCTCCTTGTCCTCCATCTTCATGACCGTCTCGAACTCAACGGGCCGGTTGAGGACGTAACCTTCGGCCTCAACCTGAGTGATCTTCCGCTCGACGACGGCCTTTTTCTTCTCGTACCGCATCACGGCCAGCTCGGCTTCGGTGGCCCGTTGCCGCTCTTCCAGGGCGGCGTACTTGATGCGCTCGCCCTCCATCGCCATGCGCTTCCGCTCCTCATCGTCCTTGGCCAGCTTGTCCTTGCCCTTGTCGTCGTCGTTGCCAGGCTCGGGGAACTTCGGGACCGGGGCCTTGACCTGCGGTGCCTCAAGGCCGGGGTTCGGGGTGCCACCGGCCAGGCTGTCCAGCTCCTTGCCGTAGCAGTGCTTCATCGACCGCACGACCTTGTCATGGAAGTCGGCGTCGGGAGAGCCCGGCTGCACGCCCTCGGGGTAGGGCGGCTTCTCGGCCTTCGGCGCGGGGGCTGCCCCGTTGGTGGCGCTCGGCATGACTGGCGTTGCGGGGGCTGCGGCTGCGGGACTCATGGTTGCTCCCATCGCGTATCGGACGACCTCACCCTTGCGGGCGTATGTCCACTGACCCACCGGCCTGTCGGGCGTTCGCCTCAACAGGGCAATCGGGTCAAAAAAGTCGCTGCGAATCCACCTCTCTACCGAGGTGCTGGGGTACGTCCTTGCCACCCCTTCCTTACCCTTGTTCAAAAAGTAGGCGCACCGGATTACCCAGCGGCCAAGCTCCTGACTCCACTCCACCCGGAACTTGCGAGCGAATCCCACGCTCTCGGGCTGTTCGTATTCAGGAGCATCGTCTTTCGTGTGCCCCAAAGTCAATTTGCAATACTGGCCCTGCTGGTCCTTCACGTTGCAGTTGCGGACTATGCCTTCCAGCCGGGGCTTGTCGAACCGCTGCACTGTCCCATCGTCTTGCGGTTCATCATGTTCGTCAAAGACCGTTACCCCGTCTTCCACGGTCCAGAGGTTCGGGTCGTCAAATCGCGGGTTGGCGGCCATGTCGGGAACCACTATCGCCGGAACGGGGTGCCGGGTGCAAATCGTCACAGCTCAACAAACGGCTTGCGGCTCAAGTGCGCGTTACCCTTGCCGCGCACGCGAATGTGGTCCCAGACCCAGATTCCTTTCGACTGCGCCTGTGCAAAATCAAGAGCTTCGGCGTGGGTCACGCTGGAGTACAGGTACTTCCGTGCCGGCTTGTTGCCCTTGGCCAGGTACTCAATTTGCATCTTCTCCGTCTCGGGGTAATACTGGCAAAAGCCCACGTTACTTGAGTAAACGAACAGCGGCGCTCCGTGCCACAAAAAGTCCTCGATTTCGTCCTTGCCGATGCTCTGCCGGTTTACGTCCTGCCCGGTGGACTTCTTCGGCCCTGGCTTGGCGCCCAGACCCACGCCGATGCCGCGGTGGCCCTCGACCATCTTGCCGCCGCGCTTGCCGCGCAACTCTGCCTGAGCCTTGGCGGCGGCGCGGTTAGCACTGCGCTGTGCCCATGCACCAGCCACGCGAGCGCCGAAAACACGATTGAGGAACCTATCCCACAAAGCCACGGCGTTTCCTCCACAGGGCAGGTGGAGTATCATGGCTGGGAGATGCCGAAGTCGAATTGAGGGACTGCGATGACACCCGAGAGGCTGGCGGAAATTAGAAGGGTTGCGTCAAAAGTATTAAAACGTCGCCTGATCGGTTGGCCTTATAACGAACACATCACCGACCTGCTCGCCGAAGTCGAACGGCTGCAGGCGCTACTGGCCCTGCAAGAAGGCTGGTGGCCGCCAGAGCACACGAAGGCGGCCGTCGCCGACATGCGAGAGCGGTGCGCGGCCAAGATGATCGAGAACGCTGGCATCATCTCTGAGCAAGGTGAGAAGCAAACCGATCTTGCCTGGCGAGAAGTCTACAGGCACAAGGCGACTGCCCTTGAGAAAGCGGCGTCCGCCATCCGTGCCCTGCCCCTGGAGTGACCATAACCAGAGACGGCCAAATCTTCAGGGCCGGAACGCTGGTCGTGGTCAGGTATCACTGCCCACAGTTTCTCGGCGAATGGTACATGGTGGGCATCGAAGGTGCTTACGCGCAAGAGGCTATTGAGGCTGACAGGCTCGCGGAATCACAGCCTCACTGATACTTCGCCTGCATCTCGGCAAACGCCGATGGCCGGCTCGCTGCAGAAATGCATTTCTGCAAGTGTGGGCGCCAGAATCCCCGGTCGGTGACCTCCAGGAAGATCCCGTACTTGGCCGCCACGGTCTGCCGCCAGGCGGTGTCCTTGTAAGCCTGGTGATAGGCAAGCTCCCCCTTCGACACCAGTTGCGGAGCTTCGTGGACAACCACGTCCCCGGCCGCTACCTTCTTGCTCTTGACCAGGCCAAGCTGAATCAGGTTGTCTGGGCTAACGTCGTCGCGTTCGTCCTGGCTGCTTCGGCGCTGCAACGGCATGGCGCAGCCGCAGCGCCTGCACGCCCATTCGATCTGCTCGCCGTACTGCCAGGGCATTCTGCGCCACCAGCCGGGTTCGACCGGCCAGCCGGCGGGTCCATCGAAGAGCATGGAGAGCGATGCCGCGACCTCGCAGAAAAACGCGCCCTTTGGGTTGATCGAAGCCGACCAGGTGTTCTGAACCCAGCAGTCGTTGATGAGTTGCCAGCGTAGGGGGTTTTCAGGATCATTCCTGAAAACGTGGTCGGATGACACCAGGATCGGCGAATGAAAGATGTCGCCGCGGGAATGGTCGTTCAGGAAAATATAGTCGAACGTCCGGCAGATGGTATCCCGATGGTGTTCGTACCCCGCCGGGAAGGTGGACCACAGCCCGAGATGTTTCTTGCCCAACGTGGCCAGGGCATAGTCGCATATCTCCGCGAATTGCGGATGAAGCAGAGGCTCGCCGCCCATGATCCCGACCATGTTAGGGTAGCCCACCATGCTATCGACGGCGCGGCGGTAGTAATCCATCTCCATGTAGAACGGCTTTTTGCTGCCGCAGAACCGCGTGCAGTTGCCGCAGCGGAACACGCAGGCGTCCGTGATTTCGATTTGCACCGTGTCCATGCTCAGGATTGGGCGCATGGCGACTCCTTCATAGCGCTGTGGTAAAAATCAGCGCACTTGCTAGCGCAGTCGTCACAGTAGCAATCGCTTACCGGAATCGGCACCGGCACCTGGCGAACCGGCGTATTCTTCTTGCCGCAGAAACGGCATGGAGATTCCATTGTCCTTTGCTTGAAATGGTCGCAGGAAAAGACAGTTTCATGCTTCCATCCATAGCCGGCGATGCGCTGTTGGAATCCTTCCCAACTTTCGACAATGCCGCAATCGCACGTCTTGCCACTTCTGTATATTCCGGTTGAATGTCGCGGAACGTCTTCATCTAGGATTGGACGCATAGGGTGGACTCCCTCGGTTGATGCGGCCTGCCATTCGTCGTCGCCGGCAATTCATCGGCCCGGGCCATGCCCCACGATTGCAGCACCTTGCGCATCTCCACGACCTTCTGCTCTTCGCTGAAGGTGTAGTTGTGCCAGAACGCCTGCGCCTTCGGGTCCATTCCGAGCGACTGAAGCATGGCCGGGAACGTCTTGAAGTGCAGCCCGTACTTGGCGACATTGTAACTCAAGACATAATCGTCGATTAGGTGATCGGGAGTTATCCCCTTGTTTCGCTCCTCTAAAGTGGTGGTGATGTTGGCGACCGCCTCCGAGAATGTCATGTCCTCCAATGGGTGCCACAGGTCACGGCACCAGCTGGAAGCAATGGCAAGCCAGTTCGTCCACCCTATACTGCGGCCGTCGCGGCGGAAAATGTCGTTGGAGCGGAAGCGCATGTTTGCCATGTCGTTCATGTGACAAAAAACTTCGCGCCGATGCAGGAACTCAGTCGGGTCGAACATGTTGGGATAGACCAGCGTGTCCCCGTCCAAGAAGATGCTCCAGTCGTCGCCGCGCTCGCGGGCCAGGTCGTAAATCTGCAACTTCTCGTAGACCGGCGGCATGTCGGGCCACTTGCGGTCCCGGATGACGTGGAAAGCCGCGCCGATCTTGTCGGCCCACGCCCGCATCAGGGGGTAGGTCAGGGCGCAGATGTCCGGGCTGTAATCACAGATGTTGAGAGTATAGATAGTCTTTTTCACTTATCGAAGTCTCCCAGCAGCAGCATCTCGTCCTCTTCGATCCGCTGCCGATACCACGGGTCCACCGTAAGCCTAGCGGACAGCGTCACGCCCGGCAACGTCAGCACACCACTGCAATGCACGAGTGGCGGCGGTAGCTCGACTGCCTTCTCGGGCGGCTTGGGCTGCTGTCGGGGCTGCGGTCGGTCACGCAGGGCCTCCCAGCCGTCGAAGTCCAGGACGAAGCCACCGCCGGATACCGTTGCCGATCCCAGGTTGCCTGGGAGCGGCGGCGTAGGCGGCACCGGCGGCACGTACACGCCGGTGTTGATAAAAGCCAACCACCAGAAGTCCACACCAGCGCCCACAAGCTCGAAGGCGCCCGGCGCCTGCCGGGTGGGGAATATCTGGCCCGTGTAGTCGTCCAGCACGCCCAGGCTGTGATAAAACGGCGGTGCCCCGGTGCGCCTGTATGTCGTCGGGTTGATGGCTACTGTCTCACCAAGCGCGGTATCGTTGACAGAGCCCGTCTCGAAGCCGAGGCCCTGCGCTTGAGCGAAGGTCTGGTTGCCCAGGGCGGCGTAGCTCTTGAGCAACACGCCGGAGGAGCCCAGTTCGTACTCGTTGAAGCTCAGATTGAGCGTGTCCGTGTTGGCGGCGCTCGCCAGCAGCGTGTAGTCCTGCGCTCCATTGAACAGGCCGACGCAGTTTTCCACGGTGAGCGTCAGCGCGGCCACCCGACGCAGTAAAGCACCGTTGGTGTCACTGCCGGACGGAGCAGAGGTCATGTCTAACGTGCAGCCAACGAACGATACTGTCCCCTGTACTCCTCTGGTGTTGCTTGAGAACACCGTCATTGGCTGAGTCTGCTGGATGATGCAGTTCGTGTATATTGTCGAAGCAGCAGCAAATGTGATCTCTTGAATAGATAAAGTTATCAAGCAACGGTCGAACGTGGCTGCTGGCGAGCCCATGCCGCCGGAACCGACGAACATACAATCTTCTACAGTCAGACTGGCCACACCCATCGTCGATACAGTATCACCACCACAAGAGATAGTACCGCCTGGGAAGTTGCATCCCGTGAATGTAATCGTAAACTGGTTGCTCGCCCCCGTCGTGCCCAGGTGGGAGAACCACACCCCAACCGGATTTGTTCCGTCCTGCGTCCAGCTGCCAGCGGTGCTGCCGATGACGCCCACGCCTGCGTTGCAGGTGATGTTCGTGTAGTTGGTGACCAGCGTGGCCGCAGTCTGCGTCGTGTAATCGACCAGTGGGTCGGCCCCGTACCACGGGGCGCACTGCTCCACGTCGCAGTCGTGCATGTTGATCGTGCGATTCAGCACGTTGGCATCGGTGAAGCCGACGAGGTGGTTGGCCCCATACCTCAGACGGCACCAGCCAATGTCCGATGTTTGCCCCGCGACAGTCGGAGCTTGTGTGGCGAAACTGTAGTTGATCCCGTAAGTGGCGATGGCGTTGTTGCTGTTGTCTACCTGAGCTGTCTTCCAAAGGTCCAGGCCCCATATCTGCATCCCGTAGGTAGCCATGCGAACCGCGTCGTTGAATCCTGCACCGCCACGGTCGCGACTACGAGTATATACGTGACCGTCCGTGTTGGGGTTGCCACTCTCGAAAGTGGACATATAAATATTGGTCCCATCCGTCCAAAAACTACCTGGCGTGGCTTGTAGCAGGGGAATAGCCGCCGCCGAGTTGGCCGCTACTGGATGGTTCATCCAGCGGTCATCTTCCCAAACTGCCACGTCGAGAAGGTCCGGGGCAGAACCATCCGAAGTTTGCCAGACGATGCCGCTATTGAGCGTCCACGTCGTCGATACCCCGCTGATGTCCTTCCACGCCTGTAACGTCCAATAGGTGCTGTTCTTCGCCCATCCAGCGGGCGGCTGCACTGTGAGGCAACTCGTCTGGAAGTTCAGCATCGTGGACGTTTGGACTAGTGGTGCCCCACTGGTATCAATAAACAGAAAGTCAGAACTACCTGACGTATACCCACCGAACATACCGCAGTTGGCCGATTCTGCGTTGAGCTTGGCAAGACTCGCCCATGCCGTCGATGGTGTGGTGCCGTCGTTGTTGTCGTTGCCAGAGCCGGGGTTGCAGTACCAGTTGAAGGGGGGTGCGGTGGGAGCAACAATGGCAGGCGGGTAGACGCTGCCGTCTCCATAAGAACCTGTGGAGTAGAGCGACGGGCAACCGCATCGTCCCGAGACGAAGGTGCCGCTGCCAGCTGGAATATTGCAGATGCCGACCGATCCCGGCCCCGTCGTCAGGGTATGGTTGGTGTAAGTAGCAATGAGGGTCGGACTGCCACTGGCTAGGTATGTTGCCAGGGACATAAGGTAGAACTTGGCCGAAGCGGTAGTAGGTGTGCTGGTCCAGCCGGTCCACTCGAACCCAAACCAGTAGTGGCCGCGAAGGCTGACTCCCACTGTTGATGATTGGAAAGCCTGCCCGGAGAACGCCGTCTTGATCTGAGCCGGAGAAACGGTCGGGTCCCACATCAGGTACATACGCTTGGTGCCGCCACTGTCAAGGGCCTGCATCAAGATGCACTGGTTGGAGGCGTTGACCGTTGAGTCTATGTAGAACCATGCACCTATGAACCCCTGGGCTGCGGCGTTGACCCCATTGCCTGACGTGAGCGAGAACATGCCAGCCTGATTAGCTCCGGCGTCGAGTCTGGCGGAAAACCCAGTGCCGTCTGCGGCCACGCTGCCGCCCGAAGGGTAGGGTCCGCGGGCTCGCTTGTTGAGCGTACCCGTCACGGAGCCAAAGTTGGAGCCGGGGCTGCCTGCTGTAAGGCTGCCGATGCCGGCGAATGGCTCTTGTAGTTGGAGGGTGAGGGCCATTAGCCGATCCGCCCCAGCACGGCAACAACCGAGGTAGCGTCGGGCACGGTCGCCCACGGAGTTTCAACAGTTGCCACCTGACCGACGTTGCTGACGATCTTGTTCGTCTGGCCCGCCCCTGTGCCAGCCAGGATGGTGATTGATTGGTTGGCGTAGAAGTTGTTCACGCTTGACGCAGCTGGCGGCAAGGTGATGCCACTGGCGCTGCCGGCCTGCGCCGTGCCGATCAGGAACCCGCCGTAGGCCGTGGCCAGGTTGGCTGCGGCGGTCGCGTTGCCGTTGACCTGCGTGGCGTTCACGCCCGCCCCGACGCTGGCAACCGCGGTTCCCGTCCAGTCCATCCCCGCTGCCGCCGCCAATGGGTCGCCCTCAGCCGGGCTGCCCCCCGCCTGCTGGTAGGCCACGACGTTGTAATAGCCCGCGGCGACGGCCGGCATGTTGCCCGCGTAGTAGGCGCTGTGGCTGCCCTGTTCGGTCAAGGTGATGGCGTATTCAGACGCCAGGTGGGCGGTCTGGTAGTTCTCGAAGGACGCGCCGTTCCACGCCAGGCCGACGCTGTTGCGCACGACGGCGTACAGCGTCTGGCCGGTTGCAGTCCAGGGGACTTGGATCTCTTTGGCCACAGGATTACACCTTGTGGGTTATGGTCACAATAAGGTCCGTCGCGGCTTCCTTGTAAAACTGCAAGGCGAACTGCTGGCGGAAGGGCTGAAGCACACTACTCTCCCAATCGCAGGACGAGGCTATCGACGCCCACACGGCTGCCGGGGCGGATGTCGTCGCGGTCCAATGTCAGGTCACCACCCACCGCTCCCTCAAGCACCAACTCACCCTTGCGTGTCAGCGCCCGGAACCACGTCGCCTTGCCGTCGCGGATAACGTCCTGATCCGCTGCCATCGGTCGAGCCTTCGCCTCGCCGTCCTTGACCGTGAAGGCATGGCCAGCGAATCGTAGGGTGGCGAGCAACCGGGCGTCTGTGCGGTTGCTCGTGTAGAGGCACAGCTTGCCATCGTTGAGCAGCGGAACCAGGCCGGGCCCTTCCAACATGGCATTCCGGGCCAGGTCACTCAGTTGCAGGCGGCTCACCACGGGCTACCTCCTCCGCGTATTCGTAGCGCTCCACCACGTGGTCAATCAGTCCCGTCACCGGGTCACGCACTGGCGTCCTGACCTTGCCGACGATGCGGGGCGGTGGCGGCAACGGCGGCGGCACAAGGTCCGTCGCTATCGCCGTGCTGACCACCTTCTGCGGCTTGCCCTCCATGTCGAGGCCCTCGGTTACCGTCGTGGTCACCACACGCCGGGGGCGGTCAGGCTCTGGCTCCTTCGCGTGCTTCTTCGGCGCATCTTGCCCGATGCCCTGCTCCTGAAGCCAGGCCATGTACTCCGCCTGCAGCTCGCCGAACACCCACTGCGCGATCGCGTCGGTGTCCTCGGGGGACAGGTCGGCCTCTTCGTCGGCCTCATGCCTCACCAGCTTGCTCGCCTGGAGGAACACTTCGGCCACAGCCATCGCCGGCAGGCTTCCCCAGATAGTGCTGCCCGGCAGCCACACCGGCACACCCACGGCAGCGCCTGCAGCCGTCGCGCCCCAACCGAACGTCTGGCCCGTCGCCAGGATCGCCAGGGCGGCTTTCTTGCCGTACCGTGCCTCCAGCTTCGCCTTGAGCTCGCCGGCCTTGTCCTTGAGCCATGCTGTAGCCGCCTTGGCCTGCTTCAGCACCGCTACGTCGGTAATGGCGTCCAGTTGGCCCTTGACCCGCTTGACCGTCTCCTTGGCCTTGCTGATCGTCTTGGCGATCTTGCCGTCTGCCTTGACGGCCTGACGCTCTGGTTCGTCGGTTGTCGCCGTGCCGCCACCAGAACCGAACTGCCCCGCGTTGCCCGGCTGGCCGCGGTGCACCTTGCTCTCGTCGAAGGTGTAGCGGAACACGTCGCCGCGGCGGTGGGAGCGGGCAGAATTCGCCCCCGGGCGCAGGTAGCCCATTAGCTGGCCATCAATCGGCAGCAGGTTTTCCAGGCCACCGGTGTAGTCCTGCAGTGCCCGCGTGAACGGCGCGGGCTGCAGTTTGCCGGCGCGAATTCCGGCAACGATGACGCTGTGCGCCTGCTCGGTGGATAGACCATCGGACTTCAGTCCGTCCACCACACCCTGAACCGTAGGTGACTGAAACTGGTTTGCCTTGGCCTGCTGCGCGACGCTGGCTGCGACCTTGTTAGCCAGAGCGTCCTTGTCCGGCACGCTCACGGCCTCAATATGCTCCAACCATTCTTTTGCGGCGGCGCGGCTCGCATCGGTTCCGCTTCCGGACATGGAATACTTGCCCAGCGCTGCAAGCTGCTCCTCGCGTGGCTTGCCCTCGATGCCGGTGCCCACGGCCGGGTGCCCCTTGCTCGCCTTCGCGGGCGCTGCCGGTTTGTCGGCAGGTTTGTCGGCAGGTTTCTCTGCCGGCCTGGCCGCTGGCTTTTCCTTCGGCTTGTCGCCCCCGCTGGCCGCCTTGATGGCCTTCTGCTGGTCCTTGTCGGCACGCTTGAAAATCGCTGTAGGAATCCTCTCGCCGGCCTTGAAGTTCTTGCCGGCAATCTTGATGCCGCCGGGAGGGGCCTTGGCACTGCTCGTATCAAAGCTGGCACCGCCTTTTTCGGCAAATTGCCCTGGGTTTCCTTCATGCCCACGCGGATGCTCGGACTCGTGGAAGGCGTGCCGCGTCACCGGTTCCTCATCGTCCTCATCCGGTTCCGGGTCGGCCGTGTCCTGCTGCTCTACTCGGTCGCGCTCGCTTTCGAGGAAGCCGTACAGCGCGTCCGTGCAAGCCTGCTCGTGCTCGTCCATCTTCTCGACGAGGGGGTCGAGTAGCTCGCTGAACTTGCTCGAAAGATCGGCGTGCTTCTCTTCGGCCTTGTCACGCTTGGCCTCCCATCGGTCGTGGGCATCCTGCCAGGCGTCGGACTCTTTCTCTTCGCTGGCTTCCCAGTTAGCATAGGCTGTATCGTAAGCTGCCTGACCTTCAGTATTTATTCGCCCGATCTCTTTAACAGCCTGCTCATATTCCGCCAGCAGTTTGGGGTAAGCGGCCGTGGCAGTCATCCAATCGTTGTGGTCCCTTTCAAACTCTTCCCGACCAATCCCAAGGCGTTCATACTCAGACTGCTGCGGCTCATCTCCAGGAAGATCGGGCTCATCAGGTTCCGCTTGCTCCTCCCAAGCATCCGGTTCCTCTTGCTCGTCGCGCCCCTCCGGTTCCTGCGCCTCGATTTCCTCCAGAGCCCGCGCCGCTGCACCGATCTTGCTCGCCGCCGCGGTGTACGCGACCTCCGCTTTCCCGAGGTACGCATTGAGCTTCGTTGCCGCCCGGCCGAACGCCCGCGCGTCCCGCTCGCTCGCGCCCATCTGCGTGAGCCTGTCCGCCACGTCCTGCCACTTGGCGCGGATCGTGTCTGTGTACGCTTTCATCGCCGCCGCTGCTTGCTCTGGGTCGCCGGTGTCCCCTATCTCGGCGTCGGCCTTCACCAGCGCGTCCAGGTCGGCCTTGTCCACCGTGCCGGCGTCGTTCTCCAGCGTGTCCAGGTCGATGATGCGCTGGTCGCGGGCCGTCTGGCGCTCTTGCCAGGCGTCTGCCTTGGACTTGGACGGCTGCTGGGCTGTCGGCTCGCCGGATGCGTCCTGCGCGGGCTGGGAGGCTTCTGCGGTGCTACCGGATGCCGCGAACTGGCCGGGGTTGCCCTCGTGGCCGCGGGGGTGGGAGGATTCGTCGAAGGCGTGGCGGGAGACTGGCGACTCATCCTCATCGTCCTTGATCGGCTTCCTGACGGCAAGAATGGTTTCGTCGGGGAATGGCCGGGTAACGGCGTATCCGCGTTCCTCAAGATGCTTCTGAACCTCTTCCGACTTGGCCCTGGTGTCGTTGTCGTCTCCACCCGCGTCCCTCCACTCCACGGCGAGCCAGGTGTGCTTGCCGGGAATGGCCCTGACGCTGACACCGGAACGCTTCTCCCGCGAGGTGTTCTTGTGCGTCGGTATGCCTGACTTGGATAGTTCGCCGGCCACGCTCTGAGGATGAATCACCGCATGGCCAACCTTCTTTTCAAACTCCTTCTTTCGCTCCAATTTCTTGCGGTCGGCATCCGAAGCGGCTTGCTCCATAGCCTCTTGCTGGATGGTGTCGGTATCGTCCACTGGTAGGGCGTGGTCGTTCTGGTCCGATTCCTTGGCCTGACGGCGGATGACGAACCCACGGACATTGCCGCCCTCGGCGTCCTCGATGTAGCCGTGCCTGATGCCATCAAGGGTGTAGGTCACGACCTTGTGGTTGCCGTTGATTTCAACGTGCGTCTTGCCGTCCTTGCGGAACGACATGGCAAACTTGCGGCCCGCCAGGGTGATGTTGCTGCGGTGTTCGTGCTTGGCTTCGTTGCCTTTAGCCGCCGCGTTCCCATCACCCGTGAACAGCCCCAACTCATCGTGCTTGCGGCCCGTGTCGTCGGTGACGTAGCGGGCCACTTCGCCGGTTGCTCTCGCCGCTGCGACCTCCGGCTGCTGCACCGCGTTCGGGTCGGGCTGCGCTATCTGCGGCGCCTTCCACGGCCTGCCAGGCTGCTGCGGCTGATCGGCGCCGGGCTGCCCCGGCACACCAGGGGCACCAGCGCCGGGCATCGCCTGCTGGCCGCCTATCACGTCGTCGCCTTCCTGCGGGTCGCTCAGGCCGGTGAGGGCCCGGGCTTCGTTGGCAATGACCGTGCCGCCCATCTCCGTGAACACCTTGACCGCGTTCAGCTTCTTTTCGCTCTCTGGGTCGTCCACGTCGAACACCAGCCGGCATGGCATGTCGCTGGGTAGCTCGGGGAAGGTGTACTTGCGCGATACGTCCAGCTGATCGCAGGTCAGCGTCTCGGCGAGGTTCTGGGCGTCGTAGGCGACTATCTTCTGCTTCGTGTTGGCGTGCATCGACGCAACACCCGTGCCACCCAACCCGCTGCCCTCCGTGCCGCTGGATAGCGACTGGCCGATGACGTACCGCTGCTTGGCCTCGTCGATGTACTGGATGAGCTTGAGCAGCAGTTCAGGGCCGCCGGTGGCCACGTCCTGATACTCCATCGCCGGGTGCGGACTGCGCTGCTCCGGGTCATAGGGAACGATGATGTTTACTTTTCTGGTGTTGTCGGCGGCGTTGGCTTCGGCCTTGGCCTTGGCGGCATTGTTGCCGAGGGGGTAGTACCACAGCCGCACGCCGAGGCCAGCGCGTTCGGCCCAATCGGTGACGTTCGACAACCACTCCATTTTTAACCATTCAAACCAATGAATTACATCGCGCACGCCGGCCCCATTGATGCAGGCCGCCCTTTCGTAATCGACGAAGTCCTCGTCCATCGCCAGGTGACGGTGGATGATGAAATTCTCGCGGAACTCCCCCCTGAGAACGACCGCCCGGCCCGAGTTGTAGAAGTGCGCGCTGGTCTGCATGACTTCCACGCCCTTCGGCAGATACTGGTCTGCGATGGGCATGATCTGGACGTGCGGCGTGCCGTCCCACAGGTGGTTGATCTTGTCGCCGTTGATGGCCCGATGCTTGGCGATTACCAGAGACTTGCGGCCGTCGATGAAGTCGAACTTGCACTGGAGCTGCGCGCCGTAGCGGCCGAACCAGACAGCCTCAAGCAGATTGCGGACAAGCTCCTGCCGTCGCCAGGTGCGGCGCACGACCTTCGTCATGTGATCCTTGACCAGCTTCTCCGTGGGGTCACGCTCGTTGTCTACCTCCAGGTGCCACTTGAGAGACGCGACCCCCAGCGCCCGCTCCTGCATCAAGCCCATGTTGAACAGGTCGTGTCGCATCGCGCGGGCGAAGCCGGGGTCCTGGCGCAGGGCCTCATCGTGGCGCCCCATCCAGTAGGACTTCCACGAGATGCCCAGCATCGCCTGAAAAGTCAAAACCTGCGGAATCGGGAAGCGGTCTACCCGTTCCTTCGGCTCGCCGGTGATGCTGATGCCGCTGCCGTAGGCAGGGTCGCCGTTGAAGGAGTCCACGGACTATCTCCGCGGTCTACCCCAAACGGTAGAAGTGTGTGGCCGGCGGGTAGCTAGTCCGCTGGCGAATTGTCACTCGAAATGTCACTAGTGCGTCGTACTGCTCTCCACGCGAAAACCGCCTTCGCCGTTGAAAGACACTCTCTGTCCGTTGCTATCGACTGGTTGGAGGCCGATCTTGTCCGGAGGTAACGGTTTGACAAAAACCCGGAATCCTGAAAAGTTAAGGTGTACGCCTTCCGGTTCCATGTACTTGTAACCTTCTGTGTAGGCTCCCTGAACTATGAGCACTTCGTAAACCCCAGCATAATGCTCTCTTGCTTTTTCGACCTCGTCCAACATAGAATCTGATCCTGACGAACCTCGGTGAACGTTGCAGGTTTCTGCCAGAAAGAATCCGGAAGGACAATCTTTAATATTCATCTCATTCGCATCTTCTTCCAGTTTCTTGCGATTCTCCTGCTTGGCCTTTTCGCGGTCTTCGTGTTCCTTTTCCTTTTGAGCCTTCTGCTTCAGAAGTTCCTTGTTTACGCAAATAGCCTTGGCCTTCGTAAGTAGCTCCTCCAGCTTGGCTATCCTCTTGGTAGCAGCAGTCAGGTCTTTTATTAAGGCATTTACCTTGGACTCGACGCGAGCCGATGGGGTTAGGAACTCACTAGAATTAACCTTAGCCATTGCTCGTTTCCCTTCTCGAAACGGGTTGTGGTTGGGGTCAGCGTTAGCAGCGCTGGCCCTGTTTCATGCGCTATTGTAGCAAAAGCCCCTCACCCCTTCACATCAGCCCACGTCCCATCGGCATCGACATTAGCTTGTCGATAGTGACGCCACCATAACGGACCCATGATGCCTTCTGTTCGCTCATGGCCCCTCCCCATTCCCAATCACCGACAGCAGCTCCTCACGCCGTTCCAGCTGTGCCAGTCGCTGCTGCTCGGCCTTCTGCTCTTCCGCCTGCTTCTGGATGCCCCTGCGCCAGCCCTTGACCGTCTCGGGCTTGGCCAGCCGGCGCAGCACGCACGCCCACACCTTGATCGGCTGCGGTGGTGCCTGTGAGGCTACCAACACCTTGCTGCTTTGCTGGGGGAGAACCATGTCAACGGCAAAGCCGATGCACTCCCAGCCGCCGTTCTCGGGCAGGGAATGGTAGTTGAGGCTGGCCGCCAGGTCCTGATCGCAGGGGATGCCCATGTGCAGGTGCTCGTAGATCACTTCGGCGTCTCCGTGGTAACGTGGTCGGGTTGGGGGTCGGTAGCACGCTCAAGGGCAGCAATGACTCTTTCTTGAGCGCTGACGGCTACGGTTCTGCACACGCCAGCTTGTGAGATTCCATCACTACTAGCCTATGATCTGTCATATCTTCTATTAAAGGCTCGATGGTCACCTTCTCAGCGCTGGTAAGGGGCGTCGTGTGCTTCACGGTCACATACACCTTGCCGCCACTCTCCCGCGAATCGAGAACTTGGCCGATGACCTTGCCGGCCTCATCGTGGAAGGGGGTGCCAATGGGGTACAGAGCGTCTGCTTCCATAACTTCTTCGTCAGTCCTTGGCACCCGCATCAGGTCCGCGAACTTCATCAGCGGCGGTGCTGATTGGCGTGCAGTACCAATGGCCGTGAGTATCCCGCTCATTTCTATGGCACATCCATCCGTCAACCCATTGTAAGTCATCTCCAGAGGCAACGCTTGCTGCTTCCGCATGGATGCGGCGCGGAATCGAAGCATCTCTGCAATTTCCCCCGGCGTGCCGTACTGGTATTCGGCGAAGTTAATCAGGCCGGCGCAGTGGTCCAGGTAATCGGCAATGTCGTTCCAAGGAGTCGTCGGGTCCGGCAAGATCGTCACCGGGCCGCAGCGCATCTCCTTGAGCAAGCGTTCCAACTCGACAGTGTCATTCGGCTCGTGGTAATCGAACACAACCGGAGTCGCACGGCGCAGAAGCGCAGCCTCTTGCACCGAGGCGTACCGCGTCTCCGTGCCGTCGTCATTCAGCACCGATACCGAGTTGTCCGCGTTGAAGGTGAAGCTACCCGGTTCCGGCTTGACCAGCACGGGGTGAGTGAGCACGTTGCATAGTTCCCGCAGAGCAGCCGCCGCAGCGCCCCACATGCTGTAACCAGGTTCAGATTCCCAGCAAGCCCGCACGCTCTCAAGATGCCGCATGATCCGCTGCCGCTCTGCCAACACGGCGCAGAAGCAGCACGGTTCCAGGTGGCCCAGGTCTGCGGTCGATGGCTCAAGCATGGTTGCTCCCGGCGATGTGGTCAGGTCTGGGCAACGGGTTGTCCAACAAGACCCTGACCTTGTGAACCTCGACAACGCTGCCGTCTGCGAGGACTACCGTTCCGGCCGGTTGGGAGTCCTCTATTGCCACCCCAATCCGCTCGCCGGTCACGGCCGGGTCAATTATCTCGCCTGGATACGGGTAACGCATACCCTACCTCCTGAACGGTCCCCGCCGCTCTCCCGGTTGCGGACCCATTGGCCGCCGCGGCGTGTCGATGGTCTTGGCCGCCTCGTACTCTGCCATGTCATAATACGCCAAATTGAAGGCGTCCGCATCGTCAGGACTTCTGCCAATCTTCTCTTTCGTGTCCTGCTTCGGTTCGACCACACGCATCTCGCCTCTCAGTTCCCACGTCGGTGCCATCAACTGCTGCTTCAGCCTGCGCTGCGTGCGCCGGTCCAGGCGGCTGACGTTCACCAGACCCACCTTGGCCCGGTCGCGGACCTCGAACCACAACTCTGATCGCTTGTTGGGGTAGCTGAACTCCCGCTTGGCCCGCGTACCGGCGCCGATGGGGTGGACGTTGTAGCCGCGCGTCCGAAGGAAGGCTGTGACCGCATTGCCGGTCGCGTCGTCGTCGATGTTGATGGGGATGTCGCGAGGCAGGCAGGGCGCGTGCGTAACGGGCCGGGCCCGGTTGACCAGCGAGGCCAAGTAGTCAGCCCGGGCGATAAGCCGGTTGAACAGCTTCTCCGGGTCCATCGTGTTCGACGACTCATGCCCCAGACTAGCTTCTCCCCATCTGTCGTGGATCGCAACGCAGTCGTCGCCCTTGCCCGTGGCGCAGTCGCAGCCGATGACCGGCAGATGCGTCAGGGGGAACGCCGGCTCGATGGCGCGAGAGATGACCTCCCAGAGCGGGTCAGACCAGATGCCGGCGCCCTGCGCAGGCCAAAGTCCCATGCCGCGGCACTGCATGATGGGACCAGGCTTGAACCAGTTGCCGCTGCCCGGTGGCCATTCTATGTCAAGCTCAGTTCTGTCGGCCGGGTCAATGGGGTCGCACCAGTCGGCTATCCAGGAATCGACCATCTCCTTGCTCACGGCACCGCGGATCGGCTTGGGCTCGCCCCGCAGGCCGGCCAGCACGTTTGGGTGGTCCAGGGCCGACAGACGGAAGCGGTGCCAGCGGATATTGCCATCGGGGTCCAGGGCCTCTTGATCCTCCTGGTAGGCGGCCGTCGTGGTGTCGGTCGGGTTGAAGATCGCCAGCCAGGCGTGCCCCAGGTCTGGGTCGAACATGGTACGGGTCGTCAACCAGTAGATCAGGTCGATGCCGTTGGCCTCGTCCATGACGAACAACATGTTCTCGCGGTGCCGGCCCTGGAAGCTCTCGCCGCGGCGGGCGGTGAACCCCTTCGCGTAGTGGTCCGGCCGGTCCCCCATCTGGGGGGCTGCAGGGCCCACGAAGGCCGACTCCAGGCCGACGCGAAACCTCTGCAAGCGGACCTCCGTCCAGAGCAGGTCTACCACGTCCCGGAGCGTCGGAGCCGTGGTTATGACAACGCCCGGGTCGCGGGTGTCGTACCACCAGTTTACGGCGACAGCAGCGATGAAGGTCTTGCCCACGTCGTGCGCCGACGGCACCAGGACCCTATAGGGGGGTATTAGTAGGTGCTTGAGGATCTCCTTCTGGGGGTCCGTCAGCGTCTTGATCCCCAGCACGTTCTCCGCGTACCCCACCGGGTCCATCCGGTATTGGGGATACTTGCCCTGGGTCAGAAGTGCCGTTACTCCCGATCCCTGAAGCAAGCTGTCCAATTCGAGCCTGTCTTGCTCGCTCAAGTATGGCAGCAATTCGGTCAGCTCGTTCGGGGTCGGTGAGGGGCTTGTCGTCATTGGGAGGCTTCGGCGTTATCTTGGGGTGGAGGTAAGGAGCGGCGTCCCTGCCAATCTTGGCCGCGGCGTCAAGCTCCCCCTTGGCATGGTGGGCGCGCATGGCGTCCAGCATGGCCTGAAGAGGTAGCACACCAGCACTGGCGTTCTTCGCGGCGATGGCGTTTGTCTTCTTCGTCCGTGTCGTGCCGCTAGTCTTTTTGCGGCCTGCACCTGGGCGTTTCCCTCCACGCGGCACTTTTGAATCCTGTACACGTCCTTTGATTTTTCGACGCAATCAAAGCCTACCCGCCGCCGCCCTCCGCGCACAAGCGGCTACGCGCGGCCGGTAAGCTCGCGGGCCATCTGGTCCAGCATCTCGGCGTGAAGGAGGTTCACGGCGTGTCCTCCACGGTAAACGTGACCTTGACCCGCTTGCCGGGCAAGACGTGCTGCCCCCAACCCATCATGTGAGCATCGACCCAGAATGTTGCTTCCGTGGCTGGTCCCTCACTGCTCCTGTCGAGGCAGTGGTGGGCTACCCACAGATGGACAAGGCCGACGAGGGCCTTGTGAATGCTTTGACTGATGTAGCTTAACATTGTGCCTCCAGAGCTTTCTTTATGACGGGGAAGATAGCCCCGCTCTCCACGTCCTTTGGAGTACAGAACAAGACCCTGAATCCCAAAATCGCGGCAGCGTTCAGTTTCTTGTGTTCGTCCAGCAACGCGGCCCCTCTCACATGGCGCCCTTGCGTCCATATCCCCCCTTGAATCTCCAGGGCCACCTTGCCCCACAACCAGTCAAACCGCCACTTCCTGCCCATCGCCTTCCAGGCAAACGGATACTCAAAGATGGGATCGGGCAATCCATGCTCGCGGCACGCAGCCAAGAACAGTTTGCTGGTCTCCTTTGCCTTACGACGAGACTTCGTTCCCGACGCCGGTAAACCGAGCTTCTTGGCCGTGGCCTTGGATACTCTCATTGCGTCTGCTCCTCCCTCTCGCTCTCTGCACACCGCCAGCCGCAGCCGGGGCACTCCCAATAGCCGTCGTGGCCACGGACCAGAGGCGTCTTGCCCAGAGGGCACATCGGAGACTTGGGGAGATATTCAGACATGACCAGCCCTCCGGCTTTCTTTGGCCCATTTACGCAGCAGTTCCGCTAGTTCGTCGGCCTGGCCGGGCAAGAACGTGGCATAGTCTTTGCCGGCTGGAAATTGGAGTTGCACATGACCGCGACGGTTCAGGCCGACGACGATTTTTGGGTCGGCGCCGAATATGACGGCATCAATCGCTTCTGGCGTGTCAAGTATCTCGCTCATACTGGTTCTCCGAAACAAACCTGCGTGTTGTCCTCGCTCACCCTGGCGAGCTTGCGGGCGGCGGCGATGGAGATGGGGTCAGGCATCGCGTTTCCCCTTGCTCATTTTGTCGTTCAGATCGCTGAGCAGCAGACTACCCTACTGCGGCGCGGCCTGAACTCGACGCCGCAGCACGGGCACACCCTGGGAGCAACGCGAACGACTGGCACCTACGGCACCTCCACCAACTTCCCCTGGTCGATGCCCTTCCTTCGCCGCCAGTCCAAACAGCTTTTCTCACCTATCTCAAACTCCCTGCAAATCTCTGGCCTGTTATCATGGTGTGCGCACTGCCGCGTCTCGGCGTTGTACCACACGCATGGAGCGTTGTCGGCCGGGAAGCCATTGACGAGCCAGCCGTCCAGTATAGCCTGCATCTCGGCGAGCAGGGCCGGAGGCAGCTTCAGCCGTTCGCCCAGAGGGAAAGCGCCGCCGAGATACCAGCTGACGGGCAGGCCGGATTGCTCGGTACAACATGCACCACAGTTGCGGCAATCGGTCACCACAGGTAGCGGTTGGCGTTTCATGGCCTCTGTCCCTCCGGCAACACCCGCGACTCCAGCACATCGACGCCAGGCTTCGGCCTGTACTCGCGCAACGCGCGGTTGCAATCGCCGCGGCCACGATGAAGGTGGACGGCGTTCATCGGCCCTCCAGCCTGGCTCTGTCGTTCTTGCCGTCGCACTCTCGGCAGATGGGTCCGCCGCTATCCTTGTCCGTGGTCGTCGTGCAGGGACGACACACCAGCTTGCCGCAGATGTTGCAGCGGCGTCGCTTCGTCATCACAGCACGGCGGCATAGCTGGCATAGAGACGCTGTTTTGGTCATGGTTAGTCCTCGAACAAAGGACACCCTGAGAGGCAATGAGGGCTGAACCAAAGCCGTTCCTTGGCACTATTGGCCTTGCCCTCTTCCGTGCGGTTCCCGTAGCCGCCAGCGGCCTTCCAGGCGAACACATCCCAGCCGTGTTGCTCTAACTCTTCGTGTCCTTCCCCGGCATACCCTGCGAGGCTTATCCGCATCATCGGGTCAGGTCCGCGCTCCAGGCACCACCGGCGCACGTCGTCGGCCACGGTCAGGCTGTCGGTGGAGTAGAGCTTCTTCGTCCTCTTCGCCTTGGCCCCATAGGGCGGGTC